GAAGGCTTCCGCAACCTTAATGACGCGATCCGAGCGCTCTACCCGTGAGCTGAACGACTTGGTGATCTCAATCTTCACAATAATCCTCCTCTGGCTCGACCTTGGCGAGCAGCCGGTGCTTCGCGATCGATAAGCCGCCCAGGAACGATGAAAGGTTGCAAAGCACGCCGGTGGTGTGGAAGGTCGAGATGGACGCGGTGCGCTCTTCGTTTTCCTCAACCCCGAGCACGGCCACGAAATCTCTGATCTCGCCGCGAAGTGCCATGTCGATCAGCAATTCGAGCTTTTCGATAGTCTCTTGCTGACCCTGCTTTTGGGCTTCCGACTTGGTCAGCTCGAATGGGAAGAGCTTGACCACGTTGGTCATATCCGGCTCTTCCTCTTCGAACTCGTATTCAGCCAGCTCGTCCTCGTTCATGACACCGATGACGACATGCTGACCAGGTTCCGGCGAGATGATCCGCGCGGCGAGAGTGCGAAGGTCGTCGAGGCTCAGGGTTGTTGGATCGACCTTCTTAGGCTTCGCGGCCATCATAATCCTCCACGAAGCTCAGCCAGGCCGCATAACCAGTCTGTCCGGTTTGACGTTCGATCCGGGCGATAAAGGCCCTGAATGTCTTTTCGTCCTTGACTGGGATCGCCTTGAACCCGATCACCTTGGCGATCGGCGTCTCGCCTGCTGCGGCCGCTTCGATCTTGTCGCGGTTGGAGCTTTCCTGCGCATCAATGTCGGCATCGAGATTGTCGGACAGAGCGCCCAGATCCATTTCACCCACATCGAGCGTCGCGACTTCAAGCTCCTTTTCGGAGATGCCGAGCGCGGACATATCGAAATCGAACTGAGCCAGGCGCGCGATCTCCTCCAAGGTCGCCTCAGTGTCATATTCGGTCGAGGCGGTTTTGTTGTGTGCGATGCGCGCCGCGTCGGCCTGGTTTTTGGTGAGGCCCTTGGCATGGCGCACCGGGATCTTCTCGATCTGGCCAAGCTCTTGCAGGGCAGCAAAGCGACCGTGGCCGGCGATGATCACACCGTCCACATCAACTATGATGGGATCCATCAGCCCGAACTGCTCAATCGACTTTTTGAGGGTATCGACATGCTCCTTCGAGTGAACCTTGTTGTTCTTCTCGTAGGTTTGGATGTCGCGCGCAGCCCAATATTCGATGGGCAGGCGGATAAGGTTGTACGGGTCGGGATTGTCACTCATGGAACGCTACTCACTCGTATGTGTGATGTTTGTTACACGCTGCGATCACGAATGATCGCGTCGATGCCTTCGGGGTCGATCTCGACGAAATATTCGCCAACATCACAGTCGGCGCAGGTAGACGGCCGATTGAGATATTTGCACTGAAGGCAGTCTTCGAATTTGACTTCATCGACCAGGATGGGGCGCTTACGCATCGCTTCGCTCCCCATTGAGGAGCAGGTACACGAGCGCGTCGCCGGCATTGCTCAACTCATCCGCCTCAGTGAAGTTCTGGCTCTTCATCGTGTCGTTGAACATGCGCCGGAGCTTTTCAGCATCGCCGATCGAAACCTTGAAGCGCATGATTTCGTGGGTCTTGACCGCCTTCGAGCGCTCTTCCATCTCGGTTTGCGCTTCCGGCTCTTCGTCAACCTCCAGGTCGAGATCGTCCAGATTGACCTCAACGCCCTGCATGATCGACAGCACATCCGCGTCAGCGAACGGCATGAAGTCCGCGATTTCGTTCTGGATCCCCAGCTCCTGGATCAGCTCAGCCAGCCGCAGGCCGTCATCGACACCGTAACGGGCGTTATCGACCAGGCTGATTTCTTTGGCCTGGGCGTCATCGATCACGTCAAGATCGATCACGGGCACGGTCTTCATCTTCAACTCAATCGCCCGCTCAACACGATGGGCGCCACCAAGGATCTGAAGACGCTGCGGTCCAACTGTCCGGCATATGATCGGTTTGAACATGCCGAGCCGGTTAATTGACTCAGTCAGCTTAATCTCATTGTCGTGCTGAACGACATTGACGTTCCAGGGGTTCGGTTCGAGCAACCTGGGATCTACCTCTAAAAAGCGCATTTGCTGAAAATTTTCCTTGAAAATTTTTTGATTATACAAGTTTATATACTGTATGTGTGGTGATGTCCACACGTTTTTGCTTGAAATTGTAAACCGCACCGTTATTATGCGCGTATGTCTGAACACATACAGCTTGCTTGCAATCCCGTCGTCGCACAGCTTCGCGGTGCGTCCGACCAGGTGCGGCTACAGGTGAATGACCTGCTCTCGTACTTCGTCGAGGGGTACGAGCATATGGACGCGTACCAGGAGAAGCGGTGGGACGGCAAATCCACCTTCTTCGAGTGGAACCGCAACCTGTTCCCCTCTGGCTTTGTGCCGTCCGTGGTGCAGTTGCTGATCCAGCAGGGGCATAAGGTTCAAATCCTCAAACAGCGCTTGCCCGAGTGTCTTGGTGAGCGCCCTACCCCGGAAAACCCCATCGTTGATAGCTTCGCGGCTGACGATCGCTACGATTATCAGTTCAAGGCACCCGCACTGCTCGAAAAGCATGGCACGATGATCGCCCGCGTCGCGACCGGCGGCGGCAAGAGCCGGATCGCACGCTTGTGCATCCAGCGCATCGGCCGCAAAACCCTCTTCATTACGACCCGCACAGAGCTGTTGTACCAGTTTGCTGACGCGTGCGTTGAGAGCGGCATGCGCGTGTCCATGTGTGGCGACAGTGAATGGGACACGTCCGGCGATGTCGTCTGCGCCATGGTCCAGACGCTTGCTGCTCGGATCACAGCGGAGGATCCGCGCGCTGACGAGTTGCTGAGCAGCATCGAGTTCGTCATCGGTGAGGAAGCGCATGAAGCTGGGTCCAACAGCTATTATGAGATTCTGAAACGCTGTCGCAAAGCGCATTACCGCCTGGCGCTCACCGGCACACCGATGATGCGGGACAGTGAAAGCAATATGCGGCTGCTTGGATCTTTTGGCCCGGTTCGACTTGAAGTCACCGAGCGGATGCTGATCGATCGGGGCGTTCTCGCGACTCCGAAGTTCAAGTTCGTAACGACCAAGGCGCCATCCACGTTGCGGCCGTCGTCGTCATGGCAGAAGGCCGTCGATCTCGGCATTGTTCACAACCACGAGCGCAACCGGGCGATCGCGTTTGAGGCGATCAGAGCTTCACGTTACGGCCTCCCCGCTGTCATCCTGGTCAGCCGGCGAGCGCATGGCGACCTCCTCAAGAAGATGTTGAAGGACGCGGGTATCCGCACCGAGTTCATCTTCGGCCAGACCGCCAAGGCAAAGCGACGCGAAGCGCTCCAGAAGCTTGCCAGTGGCCAAATTCAGGTGCTGATCGGTTCGACGATTATCGATGTCGGCGTGGACGTTCCCGCGCTGTCGATGGTCATTCTGGCCGGCGGCGGCAAGGCAGAGGTTGCTCACCGGCAACGCATCGGGCGGACGCTGCGTGAAAAGCGATCTGGACCAAATATCGGCTTCGTCGTTGACTTCAACGACACCTTCAATCGCCATCTCAAGGCTCATGCGCTGACCCGCCGAGCGATCGTGGACGCGACTGACGGTTTCTATCAAAACGTCATGCCTGACGGCGTCGATTTCGACTTCGAAGCACTGGGATTTCCTCGGTTGGAAATGCGCGAAGCTGCTTGACTTGAGTGTATGCGATGCGCTACACATACACCGATCAGCGACGGCTTATCACCCCCTCAAATAAGTTTGCGAGACCAATGACATCAACACTTGAAGCAGCCCCCAACAATGCCCCGCTGATCGACGATTGCATGACGATGTTCGATACGGCCGCGCTGCAAGAAGGGATCGACCCAATGCAGCTCGCGGCCGCCCATGGCATCAGGGCGCGTGATCTGCTCGCCCGACTTGAAGATGTCACCATGGGCAAATCGATGCTGCTGGTGCTTTCGCGGCAGTTTCTCGACCTTGCCAGAGATCTCAATGGTGAGAGCGATGCGGCTGCGGCGTAAAGTCGAGTATGCACTGAACAGCGAGAAGCTGCGCACTCTCGAAGTGGAAAACGAGGGGCTGAAATCCCTCGTGCAAGCCCAGAATGAATATCTGGAACAGTTTCGCGATGTCGTTACGCAGCTCACCCAACGGCTCAATGAAGCAACACCGATCGTAGCGGCCGCAGGTGAGCTACAGCGGCTCATATCGTTCTTCGCTGCCAACCAGGGCCAGCCCGTTCGCTTTGAAGTGGATATGACCATACCGGGCGCCGAGCTGTACCGGCACGCTTTGATCGAGCGCATCCGCGAGCTTCGTCTGGCGATCGAGGAGGGCAAAGCCCCCGAATATTCGATCAAATGCACCGACCATCTCGGTCAGCCGGCCGAGTGGTTCATGGCCACCGCCGCTGACACCATCAACTGAGGATTTATGGACAACCAGCACAAGCACATCAAAGGCTATCGCGATCTCTCGGAGACCGAAAT